TACATCTGGTGGCTCCTGGTCATCATCAAAATTCTCAGGAAACCGCTTCCGCATTGTATTGTCCAACGTTGCGTAATACTGGTCAGATCCAATCTGCATCCCTTGGCGTTTCAGCTTCTCATGAAGTCCCAGAGCTGCTGCGGTCATTTCTTCGTCTTGTCCAAACCAAGAATTACGACCTTGCCATTCCGCTAACTTCTGGTCCGTAGCTTGCGGTTGTGCATATTGTTGCTGTTGACTCGTTTGTACATCAAAGTTTTCTTCTTGTAAAGGGGGTAACTTAAAATTCTTTGCCCTTTCTAACATCATCTGAGCTTCTGTCAGAGCTTGCTGCGCTTCGATAACCTTATCTGAATCACCAGAGTCATACGCTTCCTTGTAGTCACGCTTGGCTTTTTCTAAACGCATCTCAGTGGTGGAAGTCATTGCAGCTTTGTATTCTTCCTGACCATTCTCTAGCATTTGCTTGATTCGGCGGTTCTCTTCTAGCAGACGTTGAGCAGCATCTAATGCAGCTTGTTGCTCACGTTTAGCGGCTTCTTTCTCACGACGCTCATCATTCCACACACGTTTCATGCGGATTAACTTGTCTTTAGCTTCCTTGCTGTATTTGTCTAAATCGTCAACATCTACCTCAAGTTGCTTTACTTTCTCAGGGTCAGGAGGTGTTTTACCTCTATCTGCCTCTGGAGTATCGTCTTCAATCTCAATCTCAAGGTCTGAGCCTTCAGTTTCAATCTCGACTTTATCTACGGGTTTACCCTGATCTTCATCAGGGAACTTAAATTCTTCGTCTTTAAATTCAGCCATTGTCCAGCCTCCTTAAATAAATTTACGCTTGATGCCACGTGGGTCTTGTACTACAGCTTCCACAGAGTCATCATTAATGATTCGGAACTCACGGTCGTGAATAACGATACGGGTGCCAGCATTTGGGCGTACTAGGACAAAATCGCCCTTTTTACACCATGGACCATGAGGAAATCTTTCTGGATCTGCATAGCAATCTGATCCCATATCCACCACAAAAAGCACAGTTGATAGGAGTTCGTCATGTCTACGAGTCTCGTCAGATTTAATAATGCCACTGTCAAACGCTTCTTCAGCTTCGGGAATGGCGCACAAGATACGGTAGCCCTGCGGCTTAGGTAACTGTGAAGCCCTTTCTTCTGCTTCTTTGTTTAGCACTGCAGATAAGTCCACTGCTTGGCTAAGGTTTAGTTCACTCATTGTCCGAGTTCTCCATTCTTTGTTTGAGGTCTTGAATTGTTCCGCATGCAGCCTCGAGACCTCGAATCTGACCACACACGTATCTGTACTCCTCTATTGTTGGGATATTTCCTTGGGCAAGTCCACCCTTCAAGAAGTCCATTCTGTCTACGTACTCCTTCAACAAATAATCTAAGTATTCCAATTACTCTCCTTTTTTCGGCCTGTCCGCCTTTTGTTGTGGTTTGAAATGCTCTTTTAATGCGTCTGTTGCTGCTTGCATTACCATTTTCTCTTTATCATTCTTCATTGTTGCTGCAGATTTCAGAGCGTCATACTGTTGTTTATGCTGTGCTTGGACAACATTCGCAACTGCTTTACCCTTCTCAATCTGGATCTTCTGTTCTTCAAGAGCCAACTGTTGCTTCTTAAGCTCTGCGTCAGCCATATCTTTAGCAGCTTTACGGGCTTGGTCAGCTTCCTTAATAGAAACTTCCTTCTGCTGTAACTGCAATAAAGGATCTTGGGCCTGTTGTTGTGCTTGTTGCTGAGCAGCTTGAGATTTATTCATCTGCAAGAGTTGTGTAGCAGCTTGCGCCAACATCGGAGCTAACTTAGCCTCTACTGCTGGGTCCATATTGACCTCTTCACCAGACTCATCGTGCATTGGAGGCAGGGTCATACCTAACTGTTTCTCAATCTCGACACGGTACTGGAATCCTAAGTGCTCATTGATATGAGCCATCATTGCAGACTGTAAAGCCTGAGCCATTGGATTGTTTTGCAACAATGCCATGATCTTCGGATCTTGCATAGCAGACATGTGCACGGTGATATGTGCTTGATGATCTTGATACTGGAAGGCCTTGACAGGCTTCATCATCAGAATATTCTGATTCTCCGAGACTGGATCTGTCGGCTTCTGATCTTCCTCCATCGGAATGAGCTTGTTCGCATTCTTAATCCCCAGTACATCGAGCATCTGGCGGTGGAGAAGGGGCATGTTGTAGAGCTGTGGAGCGCCTTGCGCAAGTTGAAGTACCGCCTGATACTGGACAATCTTTTGCGCCATCGTTGACGCATTCGGGTCCGACACAGGTATGACATCCACATTGTCGTAGTCACTTTTCTTTGCGAGACGTGATCCCTCAACAGGCTCATAGCTATATTCCTCTGGTGTGTAATCAGCAATGATTACTTTCAAAAGTTTTAGTTCTTGTTTGAGTGAGTAATGGATACGTGCTTGAACTGCTGACATTACTTTGAGCGTGCGCTCCAAGATTGCCAATGTTGTTCCTACAGGAGCATTAGCAGACATATCAGAGAGGTTGAGGTCTGCTGTATTAGCAAAACGACGACCTTCTTCAATAATCTTATCCATCAAACCAGCAAGTACTTGGCTTGGTTCTTTGTACGGCAACGGCATGATGTTGTCACGCATTGCACCGCTTGGTACGTCTACGTCACGCCATTCACCTGGGGCTATCGGTGTGTCATCGCCTTTGAGACGCAAGCCACGGGTCTTAAAGCCACCTGGCAAGTTGCTAAGGGTTCCAGCATCAACCAACTGGCGAATAAGGGAAGTACCACTTTTAGCATAAGCGCCAATAAGGTGGATGAGACCAAAACAATAGAAGCCAAAACCAGGTATATATCCGTAGTGAACGAAGTGCTGACGTTTCTGCTTAGTTTCATCATCTGGTTGCCAATTTCTTCTAATCGAGAGAACATTTGAAGTTCCTTTCTCAATAGTTACCACGTATGGAAGTGCAATGCCTGTCGGCTCGCCATCTTCATCCTTGTCTTCAAAACCTGGAAGATCAAGGTCAACGTGCATTTCTAAAATCTTATAACGGTCATCTGTAGTAGCACGAAAGCCTAATTTCTCAGCAATCTTCTTCTCTACTTCATCCATCGTCATGACTGGGTCGCCCAAGTCAATATCACGATAGAAACCTGCAACTTGCAGCTTGCGCAGCTCGTTCTCGGTCTTACGCATTACGTGGGTTACACGTGGAGAGCTTTGTAAATCAGATGCACCGTATGGAACAACTACGTCCTCTGCTGGTACGTATAAAGATACTTGACGCTCCAATGCTGGGTCGTAATAAACCTTCTTGAACGCATTACCTGCTAAACCTAAACCCCACAACATACGTTCTGTTTCTGGGCGGTACTCAGGCATTGCATCAGTCAACTGATAGTTCATGTCATCACGAACACGCTCAGATGCTGCTTTCTTCTCAGGAGTTTCTTTACCAATAATGAGTGTCTTAACAGGACCAGCTGCAGGGAAAATCGACATCATTGTCTCTGCTTGGAATTTCACCAATGCTTCTGACAATAGTGGGTGGTAAACACCACAAGCGCCTTCCCATGGCTCGGTGCGCTCTTCAATCTTGAGTCCTAAGAGTTCAAGACCATCAACATAAGTCTGAATCCAATCACGACGTGAACCAACGTCTGACTCAAAGTCGCCTAATAAGTCTCCGCAAAGTTGCGCTAAATCACCTTCTGATAAATATTCGGCAAGGTTGTCATTAAAGTCTTCTTCATCACCTTCTTCGCCAGGCTCTAGCACTACTTCAAGCCCACCCATACCAATAGTTACTGATTCTGGGTCTTCAATCTCAATCTCAATGGGTTCTTCCATATCGGCTGCAGCGTCAATGCCTACAGGAGCTTGGTAGAGTGCCTTATCTATTGCCATAATGTATCCTTAGTAGTAAGACCGTTTTTTCGGTCTAAATAATCCAATTTCTTCTGGTTCGTCGTTCGGTAATCTGATAAATCCACCCTGTCTGAACCGCATTAACGCCATAACCGTCGAGTCTACAAGGTCATCATGACTCATAAACGGGAATCCTGCAATCTCTTCGACAACTTCTTCAGCCCAACGTGTCTCTGGAACCCACACAAGTCCTGATCTAATGATGTCTGCAACAGAGTTTAACCTAGCTAACTTGTCTCCACTACCCCTATGTGGTGTGTATTCACTAACAGGCATACCTGTACGACGTAATTCTTGATAAAGCGCAGTACCTGCAGACTTTTTCTCAACAATAAATGCGTCAGGCTGCCATTCTTGGTACTCTTCCCACGCCATACTCTTTAATTCTGGAAATTCCATGCGTTTTTTAATGCTATTTAGCAAAATAATGCCGTGTGAGTTGGCTTCTTCGTCAAAAAACACACCCCAAGTCGTCAATGCAGTGAAGTCGGCACGATTATGTGTCTCTGCTGCAGCGTCCAAAGACATGATGATGTACTCACAAGACGGTGGAGTATCACTTTTCCACCATTTCCACCACTCTCGCTTAACTACAGAGGCTTCTTCAGCCGTCGGATTCTGCTGATATTGAGCGTTCCACTGGAAAACAGGCATAGATGCCTTGGTTCTACGCAGTGCTTCAAGGGTATATTGCTCAGGCCAGAGCGCAGCTTCCTCTGGGGTGTTCTCGTTAAATATCGCAGGGAACTCTATCCGTTCATATTGATCCGCCTCGTCGTTCTGGATCATATCTCGGATCACTCGACCCGTTAAATCATCCTGGTGCCAACGAGTTTGAATAATTGCAACACGACCTCCAGGCATAAGACGAGTACGAGCACCGTAAGTAAACCACTCATAGGCTTTCTCAAATACGTCAAAGTTCCCGTTGATAATATCT